CTAAAACCATACTGGACGACAGATGTCGCAGATGAGGTAGAGGCCACTTACCGTTACATGTTCGAGAAATTCGTGATCGATCAAGTCAACGGTTGGAGGGCTCGCGTGAAACGCTCCCAGAGATTGTCTGGTGAGCCGGCCACCTCGATCGGCAATGGGCTGATCAACCATTTTATCACTTGGGTGGCCGCGGGCTGCCCTGATTTCGGTGAGCACACTTCTTTGGGTGCTTATTCGGGAGACTCGTTGCACGAGGGTGATGATGGCATGATCGCATTGAACGAACGACTACCGCTTGTTGAAACTGCGAGGTTTTATGGTCTTGACATGACCATAGAATGGCACACTTCGTTGTCTGGTTTGAAATTCACGGGTAGGATTTGGTATGAGTTAAGCGACGGCTCTGTCAAGTCAACCTGTGAGTTTTGGCGCACTGTGAACAAATTCCATCTGTTTGCGGGCGTCATCAACTGCACGAAGCGCGACCGGTTCGGAGACCGCGCGCGGGTTGCTCTGTTGGGGGCGAAATGTTTGTCCCGTTTATGTTTGGACGGTGACACGCCGGTAGTAAGCGCCATTGCATGGGCTTACTACCGACGTGTGCGTTTGAGCGTCGACGATCAAGAGATAGTGCATGAATTTTCCAGGCAGGGGTCTTTCCGTGATTCAGTTCATTTGAGAGACCAGCTGCGCACGTACAAATCGTACGATGCGCAACCTGTGTTCAATTGGGAGTTGGCGACCATGATGGTTGCAACCCAAGAGGACTTACCTGATGTGTTCAGCTTGGAAAGTATCCACAATTCTTGGATACTTTGGGGTCTCTGTTTGACGAACACAATCCCACAACCAATGGTAAACCCTGAAAGAAGCGGGGTGGCCATGCATTTGCCTTTGTCAGGGTGAGTGTGAATCCGACTTTAAGCTTAATCAACCAATTTGGTACACCGTGGCGCCGGTGGGCTTTTAGTCAAGAGGATGATGACGGACTTGATCCACGTGTCAGTTGAAGAATAAACTTCTGAAAATTAAGATGGTCAAGAAGACTGTTAAGAAAACCAACCGCGGGCGTGCCACTCAAAAACGCGCTCGCACGGTAGTGATGAAACCGAAACAAAAACTCATCAACACAGTTAAGGGGTATGGACCTCATTGGCTAAGGGCGGCAGTCGATCCATTCGACCATCCGCCGGCGAGGATTCCTGATGACGCCGTGCAGAACAGCATGGCTCTCAAGAGTCAGGACAGAATTATCTTTAGCACCGCTAATGATATTGCCACCACGACCTTCGGGGCGATGGCACTGTTCTCAGCGTTGCCAGGGGCGAACCCTGCCAATGCAGCGCGTATCTACAGTGCGTATTCAGTGAAACAATCTGATAACACGCTGGGGACCGTGCAGCTCGTCAGTGCGTCAGTGATACCTAACTTCCAAGCTGTGTTCCCGTCGAGTGGCTCAGGTAACTCCTTTGTCACTCCCGACGACTACAAATACCGACCGACTGCGTTCGGGTTGCGCATTACTCCTCGCGCACCTGAACTCTATCGGGGCGGCACAATTACCGTTGGACTCATTGAGCCCGATTACTCTCCTAACGATACGGATGTTTGGAAGTTGGCATTTGCTGACTCTCCCGGCAACCTGACTGGTGCCGCATTCGGCACCGCTCGCGCTATTCAGCGCATGACTCGTTATCAGACTTTTCGGATTGAAGATGGGACCATTGAGGTCGAGTCGATACCTTCGGGCGTACCGAAGTACACGATTCCGACCGTCAGCAACGGTACCGCCGTCTACACCATGACACCGTATGTGAACACACTCCCTTTGATCTGTTTGATCATTGAGGGTGATACCACTCCAGTGGCTGGTACGACCGGGAATTCGTTTGTCGTCGACATAGTCCGGCACTATGAGGTCATCCCTCCTAGTGAACTTGTGGTAGCAGCTGGTAGTGAGGCCTCGCCTTACAACGCCGCTGTCTTGGGTGATTGTTTGAACAATTTCGCCCCAGC